ATAGCATTTTAGCATTTAACGGAATAGCATTAAAGTTATTTTTCAAGACTTTACAACCTTTAGAGTTTACAGACTTGGAAAACACGCAAACAGAAGAACAAGTTGCAGAAGAAACAGGAACAGAATTAAGCGCACATACAAACCCATTAATTGATTTAGGCGAAGAACCACAAGACAATTGGTTATTAATAGACGAAAAAGAAGTTGACTACGATACAGATGACGAAGAAAACGAGTTGTTAAGTAAAGAACCAAAACAAAGTTTATTAAACAAAATTGTAAACTTGGTTTCTACAGGAGACGCAAGACCAAACATAACAAGTAAACAAGACAAAACTATTGACGGAGTAAAGTTTGTTGTTCGTTATAAATACGAAGGCGAAGTAACGGACAATCCACGTGAATTTTGTACACAAATGGTAAAAGCAAACAAGATTTACCGTAAAGAAGATATTTTAAATATGAGTACACAAGTTGTTAACGCAGGTTGGGGGCCTAAAGGAACAGACTACTATTCTATTTGGTTATATAAAGGCGGTGGAAATTGTCATCACCGTTGGAACAAACAAGTTTATGCAGTATTTGAAGGAACAGGATTAAACATAACCGCAAACACGAAGAAATTAGCACAAGCAAAAGCAGCTAAATTTGGCTATGTAGTTACTAATCCAAGTTTAGTTGCAACACGTCCGATTGACATACCAAACACACACGGTTTTTTACCTTCTAACAAACGTTTTCAATAATGGCAGAAGCACTTTTAGTAACACGACAAGATTTAACAAAATACACTTCGTTAAACGGAAACGTTGATACGGACAATTTTATACAATACATCAAGATTGCACAAGATACAGATTTGCAAAATTTCACAGGAACAAAGCTATTAGACAAGATAAAAGCGGACATCATAGCAAATACATTAAGTGGTAATTATTTAACGCTTACAACGACTTATTTAAAGCCAATGCTTATTCATTTAGCAATGAAGTATTATTTGCCGTTTGCAGCTTACACGATTTCAAACAAAGGTGTTTACAAACACAATTCGGAAAATTCAACAAGCGTAGAAAAAAACGAAATAGATTTTTTAATTGAAAAAGAAACACAAATAGCACAACACTACACACAACGTTTTATTGATTACATAAGCAACAACACAAGTTTGTTTCCAGAATATAACACAAATTCAAATAGTGATATGTTTCCTGACACAAACAATAATTATACAGGGTGGTACATTTAAGAACATACAAACCAAAGGAAGTTAATATCGTAAAGTTAAAGACTTACCTAAACACTATAAAAAATGGGAAGTAGTTGGGGTTCTTTACCTTCGAGAACAAGTCCAAAAGGTGGACAACGTGGTTGCCTATGTAAAGACGGAAAAAGCTATTCTATAAAGTGTTGTAACGGAAGTTTAAGCGCACAAGGAATAGGTAATATAACAGGAACAGCTGCACCAATAATTATACCAAGTGCATACAGAGTAACAGAAATAAGCGAACAAAGAATAACAGAAAATAACGACAAAAGAGTAACACAATAAAAAATATAAAATGGCAGATTTAAAAATTAGTCAATTAACCGCAAAAGGTTCAGCAATAGCAAATACTGATTTAATAGAAATTAGTGAAAGCGATGGAGCAGGTGGCTATGTAACAAAGTCGGTTACAGGTGCAAATATTATAGGTTCAAAGCAAAACACTTTAATAAGTGGTACTAATATAAAGACCATTAATAGCACTACATTATTAGGAAGCGGTGACTTAACAGTACAACCTACTTTAGTAAGTGGCACAAACATAAAAACGATAAATAGTAATTCGATTTTAGGTAGTGGCGATTTAGTAATAACAGGCGGTGTTTCTTCAGTTTCAGCAACAACACCTGTAGTCGCAACAGGAACGACAACACCTGTTATTAGTTTAGCTTCAAATTATGGAGATACTCAAAATCCGTATGCTTCAAAGACTGCAAATAATATTTTAGCAGCACCAAACGGAACGGCAGGAGTACCGACATTTAGAGCTATTGTTGGAGCAGATATACCAACACTTAACCAAAACACAACAGGAACGGCAAGTAACGTTACAGGAATTGTAGCAGTAGCAAATGGCGGTACAGGAACTGCAACACCAAGTTTGATAGCAGGAACTAATGTAACTATTACAGGAACTTTTCCAAATCAGACTATTGCCGCTTCAGGTGGCGGTGGCGGTGGCGGTATTGGTGGGATTCAAGCATTTTTTCCAGTTAGTTTAAATGTTCTACCTGCTTCAACTTATGGTACATTATCAAGTGCGGCAATGATAGCGGATAGAGTTTTAATATATCCATTTGTACCTTCTAAAAATTTTACAACAAGCGCATTAAGAATTAACGTAACTACAGCAGTAGCTTCAGCAAATGCAAGAATTTTGATTTATAGCAACACTATTAATTCATATAAACCAAATACAAAAATTTTAGAAACTACAAATTTAGATTGTAGTACAACTGGAGAAAAATCTTTTTTGTATTCTGCTACATTTACACAAGGGGAAGTTTATTGGATAGCTGTTTATTCAAATTCTACTCCTTCAATTACGCATATTGGTGCAACTAACTTAATGACATTAAGACAAGAACAAGGACTTGCTGTGCAACATATAGAAGAAACATATACTTTTGGAACTGCTCCAACTACTTTTGCAACTAATGTTGGTTATAATAACAGAAACTGCCCAAATGTTGGCTTTGTAATTGCTTAAAAATAAAATTATGACACAAATTAGACACGAAATTTACAACGAAGAAGGATTAGTAACCGTTGAGTTTATTGAAGTAGAAAGTCCTACTCAAGAAGAATTAATACAAGAAAAAGAAGCACAGCTTTTAGCTATGTACGAAGAGTTGAAAGCACTTAAAGGGGAATAGATGAAAAGTAACTATTTAGCAAGTCTTTATTTTATAGCGGGTTTTTTAACTTCGTTTTCTTTGATTTGTCAAGGCACAGAACCCTACATTAATTTGGCAGGAGTTACTTTGTTTTTTTACTTAACTTTCAGTTTAACGGAAGCACTTGAAGATTTAGGATTATGAGACTACAATTATATTTATTACTTTACACAATTAAAAATTCCGCATTGAAATTACTTACAATTTGCTTTTCGTTTTTTTTACCTATTAGCGGAATACTTGGACTTTTATTTGCGTTGATATTGTCGGACACGGCAACAGGAATTTGGAAAGCTAAACACCAAAAACAAGAAATAACATCACGCAAACTTTCGGCAATAGTTTCTAAATTACTTTTATACGAATTAACGGTTATACTTTTTTACCTTATAGATTACTATATTTTAAACGACATAATTTTAACGTTCTTTTCCGTTCCATTAATGCTTACAAAAGTTTTAGCGTTGGTTCTGGCAAGTATCGAAATAATGTCTATAAACGAAAATTACAAAGTTGTTAAAGGAATAGACATTTGGCAGTCGGCAAAATTATTGTTTGCAAGAGCAAAAGAAGTTAAAGACAACATTAATAAGTTAAAATGAATTTATCAAAACACGTTACGTTAGCAGAATTTCAAGATTCATCAACTGCAACAACACACGGAATAAATAACAAAATGAGTGAGTCGCAAATTGCGTCCGCAAAGTTATTGTGTGAAAACGTTTTTGAACCTTTGAGAAGTTACCTAAACACACCGATTAAAATTAGTTCGGGTTTTCGTAGCGTACAGCTTAATAAAATGATAAAAGGAAGTTCAACAAGCCAACATACAAAAGGCGAAGCAATGGACTTACAGATAGGCGCAAATGGGTTTTTCTTTATTAAAACAAAGTTAGACTTTGACCAACTTATTTGGGAGTTTGGAAACGATGAAAATCCTTCTTGGGTTCACGTAAGTTTCAGTTCTAAAAATCGTAAACAAGTATTAAAAGCAACCAAAAAAAATGGGAAAACTATTTATTCTAATTATTAGTGTTTTACTTTATTCGTGTTCGGCTCAATACCATTTGAACAAAGCAATTAAGAAAGGTTTTAAATGCGATGAAACAAGCGACACAATCCGAATAACAACGTTAGATAGTATTCCTATTATTGTAAACGACACAATAGTTTGGGAAAAAGTTTTAAATACAAAAGACACTATTATAAAATACAAAACTGTTTACGTTCCAAAAACACGATTAGATAAAAAAATTGAATATAGAATTAAGGTTAAGACTATATACAAAGAACGAATAGTTGAAAAAGCACAGGCACGAGCTGAAGGCAAAAAGGCAAAAATGCAAGTCAAATTAAACCGACCTAAAGGAAATTTAAATCTTTTATTCGTTGGTGTTGGAATAGGTTTACTACTTTCGTTCCTATGGAAGTACGCAAAACAATCATTAATTTAAATATTTATGGCAAATAGCAGCGCAAGGTTTCGACTTAAACAAGACGAAATCGAAATACTTATGCAGTATCGTGGAATAAAAAACGCAACCGATGAAGCTGGAGTTGATGACAAAGACGTTAAACACGGATGGTTAAAAACAAAACAAGCTTCTTTGTTCTTTAAGAACCCAAACTTTAAAGCTGAAGAACTAAACGCTATTCAACAAATAAAAGACGAATGTGTAAAAGAAGTAAAAAAATACGCTCCAAAATATAATGATACAGTAATAAAATACGACATTGACACAGACGGACATTTATTAGTAATTGATATTGCAGACCTACATATAGGAAAACTTGCAACAGCATTTGAAACAGGCGAAGATTATAATTCACAGATAGCCGTTAAACGTGCAAAAGACGGACTACAAGGAATTTTAAACAAAGCAAAAGGGTTTTATATTGATAAAGTTTTATTTGTTGCAGGAAACGACATTTTACACACCGACAACACAAGGCGAACAACAACAGGTGGAACACCACAAGACACAGACGGTATGTGGTACGATAATTTTTTAATGGCTAAAAATCTTTATATAGAGTTATTAGAACAATTAATGAGTTTCGCTGATGTTGAAGTTGTTTATAATCCTTCAAACCACGATTACACACACGGTTTTTTCTTAATGCAGTTAATAGAAGCACACTTTAACAATAGTACAATTCGTTTTAACGTAGATTTAAAACACCGAAAAGCATTTAGGTATGGAACTAACTTAATCGGAACAACACACGGAGACGGAGCAAAAATCGAAAACCTACCTTTATTACTTGCAACTGAATTTCCTATATTATGGAGCAAAACTAAACACCGTTATATTTATTCGCACCACGTACACCACAAAACAAGCAAAGATTTCATAGGAGTAACATTTGAAACGTTACGCAGTCCTTCAGGTTCTGACAGTTGGCATCACAAAAACGGATATACAGGCGTTCCGAAAGCGGTTGAAGGTTACGTACATCATAAAGAATTTGGACAAATTGCAAGATTAACGCATATTTTTTAGTTTGATTAAATAATTTATAGTATATTTGTCATTCATAGTTGAAAAAAAGAAAACAGTTGTAAGCTCCCCAGCACGCAGC